TTTTCGGGCGTGCATCCTCTGCGGCGGTTATTATGCTTTTTTATATCCGTTTTCAGCAGCATATTTTTCAAGCTCTTCCAGTGTTTCAAATGTTGTCACAATTCCGCCGAATCCTTTTGTAATTCGGTCGATTGTATACATGCCACAGTCATACAGGCATGCATAAAAGTTTATTCTGCCTTTTTTTAATAAAAATAATTTTCTCATACTTCAATTTTCCTCCATATTCAAATTTTTGGGTAAAAGCAAGCCGGGGAATCGAACCCCGGTAAACGCCGCCGCTTGCCTAATTTATAAAATTGTGCGAACCTCATTATAATCATCATTTAGCTCTATCAGATTAAATAAATCGTGTTTTTCTCCTAACTCAAAATACTGATTGATAGCATCCTCTTCGCTATCGGCTAAAATTATTTCGAAATTATCGTCTTCGATCTCTGCTCTGTAATACTTCATAAGATTAACCATCCTTTCATTTTCCTATAGATACAGTTCCATAAGTCCCACATTTTTATTTTCAACTAAGACAACGCCTGGGCGGACAACGGAAACATACTGTTTTACAACGTTCTCGATTCGCTCGTTGCTGTAATACGGTGCCAACTTTTGGCGTGTGTATTCTTTCGCTTCTTCAAGTGTCATCATCTTCATAAAATCAACCATCCTTTCATCATGCGCCCTGTCTCATCGGTGCAGGTAGGGCAGTTCCTGCAGACGGCGGCAGCTTCCGCCGTTTCGACTAATTTAATTTTAACTTTCACGATCGTTCCCTCCTGTTTTTGTGTTCTTTGTTTTCCTGTTGAGATTATAATACACGATAATAGACTAAATAGCAATTGACAAAATACACAATAATAGACGAAATAAAACAATGGTTTGTTGTGCAACATGATACATGAAAATAGACGTTGACATGATATGAAAAATCTATTATCATATATAAAAAGAAAAGAGGTGTAAAGATGGCTAACTATGGAGATAATGGAAGAATAGACTTTTCTAGGCTGTGGCAGATTATGGATAAGAAGGAACTTAATAAGCAGTGGTTAAAAAATAATGGAATACATTCTAACACTGTGGCAAAATTGACAAAGAATGAAAATGTGACTTGCGAAGTTATATGTAATTTATGCAAACTTTTAAATTGTCAACCAGGGGACATCATGGAATATAAAAGAGGGTGATTGTTTGAAAAAGAATATTGTTTATCCAGAAAATAGAAATGGTGGTATATATGCCATAATAAATAAAGATAATGGAAGAATTTACATTGGAGAAACAGAGAACTTGAGAAAAAGAGCAAAAGCACATGTGAATTTATTAAAAGCTGGAAATCATTACTGTAAAGACCTTCAGGAAGATTATGACAATAATTTTAAAATTGAAATTATTGAATTATTAGAAATTCCCGGGCAATGTAAAAGTGAAGAAAGACTTTGCGCCGAAGATTATTATATAGCTTGCTTGCAGCAGAAAGGAGTAAACCTGTATAACAGTACAAGGGATAAAAATTGCAAGGAGAATTTTTTTGTTTTATCATGTAGAATAGATAAAAGAATAACTGATATTATAAAAAATATAAATACATGAAAATAGACTATTGACAAATACATGATAATAGTCTATTATAATATTGTCGAAAGGCAATAGGCGAAAGCCGGAAAGGAGAAAAATGAGCGAAGATATGAGTGTATTTAAAAGTTACTTAAGAAGACTTTTGCAGGATCTGAAAGACCTCAAAGAAGTTTTGAAGTCTAAGGATTATGAAAAAGCGGAAAAGATGGTCGATCAGCTGATTGATGATACTCAAAAGGGTATTGAAGACAATTAAAAGAAAGGGCTGGAGAAAATCCAGCCCGACACACAAAAACCATACCAAGTCAAACAAAGCACACGAAAGACAATTCCCAAAAAGTTGGGAAATCTTTCGTGTTTTTATTTTTGGAGGTGGTGCAGGGAAACAAGACGAATTTACAAAAGATATACAAACCTACGCAAGATAAAATATACAATTTTGTTTTACTAAGGATATTATGACGCTAAGTTTTACACAAGATGACTATATTTGAAAGAAATTGAAAGGTTTATGTATATGAATAATTTAACAGTGACGGAGTATAAAAATATTCGCGTACTCACAACACAGCAGATTGCGGACGCGTATGGAACAGATAGTAAAACGATTTCATACAATTTTAATCATAACAAAGGGCGGTATAAAGAGGGTAAACATTTTATTTTGCTTGATGGAGAAGAACTCCGGGCGTTTCGTGAAATTCACGATTTGCCAAGTAATCTTAATCGTCTGTATCTCTGGACAGAGAAAGGCGCGTTTCTTCATGCAAAATCATTAAACAATGATATTGCTTGGGATGTGTATGATAGACTTGTTGACAACTATTTCAACAAAGATCAAAACGAAATCCCGAAAGATTACCCTACAGCGTTAAGGGCTTACGCTGATGCACTGGAAAGAAAACAAGAGCTTGAGGAAAAGAATAAATTGCTCTTGACCGAAAACGAGAGGATGAAGCCGAAAGAAGAATTTTTCGATGCCGTAACCGATAGTAAAGACGCTATTGATATAGGGCAGGTCGCTAAGGTTTTGAACTTCCCGGGAATTGGTAGAAACAAGCTTTTTGAAATTCTTAGAAATAACGGAATTTTGAAACAGAACAATGAACCATATCAGAAATATATTGATTGTGGATATTTTAGAGTTATAGAACAGAAATATGAAGCCAGACCGGGAGAAATCCGGATAAATATTAAAACCCTTGTTTTTCAAAAAGGTGTTGATTACATTAGAAAAATACTTGACAAAGTAGCATAGATAAATAGAAAGGGCGGCATGAAAATAGCCGTCTTTTTTGTGAAAAACATAGAAAATATTTGTACAAAATCAACAAAATTTTAAAGGTGCAAATTAGAATATAATCAAGATAAAAATGATAGAATTGTACCAGCTTTGTTGCAATGCAACACCTCTGCAACAAATTGCAACATTTTTGCAACGTAGAGATAGACACTAGAGTTAGAGAAAGATTATATTCTCTCTTGTAATATTAAAAATATATATTATAAATAAGACAGTATATTTATATAAATAATATATATAATATACAGGCTTAAAATTTAATTTTAAAATATACCTTGACAAGAAAATGATAGAATGATATTGTTTTATTAAATTAAAAAGCATTCGGGCAACGGGCGGCGGCAGCCGTCGAGGTCCCGAAAGAAACGGACTTCATGCAGCCGGTACAGTCGAGATCATCATGATCTGATTGTATCAGTTGCATTTTTTATTTTAATTATTCCAGTACTGGAGAGAGGAGATGTCGATCATGTCAGCAGTTGAAACGCAGGAAGTAAATAATACAGTTGATGTTTTTAAAAGTGATATTGACATGTATATAAATCTCTGGATGGAAGAGAGACATGTAGAGGATATATGTAAAGTATCGCAGAACAGATGGTATAACTGTTGTAAATATGTCTATGAGAATGTATTTAAAGTTAACCCAAAGTACCTAAAGGATGATAATAATATTAATAATGCCTATGATACAGATAAGGTTAACGAGGTATTAGATATATATATAGACCTGTGTAATGACTACGAGAAAGTAGTGAATATTGTTGGGTTTACATTCTTTACCGGAATACATAGAGATACATTAAATGGCTGGGTCAATGGCGTGCAGCTAGGCTCATCAGGCTCCGACATTTGCAAAAAGATTGACCAAATGCGGGAAGAAAGTCTTGTAGGTTTACAGATCTCCGGGAAAAACAATCCCATGTGTTACATGCCGTCACTCAACAAGTATTGCGGCTTTAATATGCCCGGCGTAAGAGACCAGGGAGCCAGAGCAAGAGCATTGACAGCTTCGGAGCTCCCCAAACTGGGAGGCGGGAATTGTGCGAGATTGCCGGACAACTTTGACAATTCAAGCCCAGATAATGGTGAAATCGTGATAGACAATTCAAACAATTTAAAGCCCAGTGTTTAAGCACCTTGAGCCGCATACTTTCGTTTAAACAGTTTAAGAAACTTAGGTTTAACGAATAGTTAGAACACAAACAGAGAATTGTACGAACAATTCAAACAATTTATCAATGTTCAAAGCATGATTCGGCATGGAGGGGGAGGGGGTTTGATAGGTTGAGAAAATCAGCACTACTAAGTCCTTTAAATATCCTCAAAAACAAAAAGAGATTGGATGGAAAAGTATGAGAGTAGTATCACAAAGCAAAGACGTTTCGCTTGATTTTGACCGAGCGGTATTCACAGCAAATCATGGAATGATAACTGCTATGGTTGATGGAAAAACGTTTACCATTGGGACGTATGCAAATTTAGGTAGAGAAAAAGAAGTATTCTCTGATATGCACAAGGCATTTTCGGCTTTTCAAGTTATTAGCACAAACATGGATAAACAACAGGTGGCCGAAATGTTTGCAGTATCTAAAAACATATCGATCAGATGCGTTGAGATGAATGATCCTTGTATGGGAATAACTGTATTTGATAACATGGTCTATTACATGCCGGAAAAGTAGTGTTAATATAGCGCTATCGCCAAGCGGTAAGGCACTGGATTTTGATTCCAGTATTCGCAGGTTCGAATCCTGCTAAAGAAACTTGTGAGAGGAAAACAACCATGGTAATTATTAAAACGATTATATCGACGCTGGATGTTATTTTTATGCTGATACTATTTGTATCTGGCAGAGAATCCAAAGACAAAGAAACAGCAATTGCATTATGGGTACTTGTGATGTTACTGTTGCTGAACATGTTTCTGATGTGGAGGTAACAGAATGTTTTATAGTCCAATATTTGGTATTTGCTTTCAGCTGCCTATCATTTGTGCAGAGGAAAGAATACATATAACAAAATCAAAAGGACCGGACATCACCGGAGATTTGCTCGATCTGGATAGTGACGCTGAGCACCAGTCTGAGAAGTCGGAGCATCCAGTATAGCTTAAGTCCACTGGCATTCGGTTTTTGCAAGAAAAAACTCGGCGCAAGCAATTATTCGGTGTTAGTGGACGTCGGCAAAATAAAAAGATCAAAAATACTATCATAAGCGGCGCGCTATGCGCGCTGTGACGGAACGTAGCTCAGAGGAAAGAGCAATCTTTTCATTCTTCCATGCTCTAATGAATTGATAGCCGCAGGTTCAAGTCCTGCCGTTCCGATTGAGAGATAGGTTTAAAGCTTATCTCGGAATACGAAAAGTTCGTATTTCTCCTTTCGCCACTAGGACGATTCTGTTAAGGGCGGTGCGAGACCGTCCGGTGGTATTTGCCGCGGAGCGCGGCATTAGGCGTAAGACTATATGGTGATGAATGATGATCGTTCCGTAATTTGCTGACAAGCAATCCATATAGCAGTCAGACTTGATAGTTCGGGTGCCTATCCCACGGTGCCTGAGCTGTCAAAGATATAATTCCCCCATATAGTTAGGCAGTGGCAGAATGGGTATTGCAGGTAAAGAAACCTATCGGTAAGAGTGTTGCCAAGTGGCAGACGGGCGATCATCCGTAGTCAGCAACCACACCTTTTCTGAAACCAATAATGCAAGGTTCGAATCCTTGCCTGTCTAAGCGGTCAAATTATGCTGTTTGCTTGCAGGCGCTCTATGGTTTGGCTGTAATCGGCATTTTGTATGCCTAGTGCAACGCATGGCACGAAAAACATTATTGCTAACCGTCTGATGGCGGTTTCGGAACGTAGCTTAATTGGTAAAAGTGGCGTGTACACGGAAAACAACAATGAGAGCCGGATTGAAGGTTCGAATCCTTCCGTTCCGATGGTGCCGAGCTGATTTGATACTGTATGCGTAGCGCGGCCGCGTACAGAGATATGGAGTGAGGTGTCCGCGCATTTTGGGGAAGCGGCAACGATTGGCGGTGTTGCGGCTGACTGTAAATCAGTTCCCAAGTGGTAAACATTGGAGGTTCAATTCCTCTCTTCCCCACGCGCGAAAGCAAGATCGCAACTTGTAAGTAGGGTTTTGGCGGCATAGTGCGAGATCAGTTCGATTCTGATTAATGGCGGTTAATAGCATTGATAAGGCTAGCAAAGGCATGTGAAAATGCTATGTGGGTTCGATTCCTATGCTTGGAGCGAGTGAGGTGCAAGTCATTACGTCAAAAGCGTCCGTCTCATTACCGGATAGAGTGTTGGTAGCGAAATCCAACTCGAAATAAAAAATACGCCACATAGTCAGCGAGAGTCCCAAGGGACCGTCTGATTATGTGGAAACGCTATAAGATTGGTTAGTCGAGTGGTAAGACACCACCCTTTCATGGTGGTAACACGAGTTCAAATCTCGTACCAATCATGGGCGATGTTGCCAGTACACCCCTAGTGTGTTTGTTACAGAAATACAGGTGCTAATCAATATACCGGTTAAACTTAGCACAGGGAACTGGATTGAGCGGTTGCCATTCAAAAGATGGCGCAAACCGCTGACTAAAAGAAACTTGCACTTGGGGTAGTGTGGAGCAAGTAAAAAACGGAAACTGCTCGGCTATGCAGATATGGTGTAATGGTATCACAGGAGATCGCTAATCTCTCCAACGAGTAAAATCGTTGTCAAGGTTCGAGTCCTTGTATCTGCGCTCTTGCCCGAGCGAAAATCCTAGGTATGCCTTGGGTGTTGATGTGTGACGGAATAGGTAAACGGAATTGTCGTAGAGAATTGGTTGAAACCGACAACATAGATGACCAGATTGTACACTCCTGCGTGGTGCAAATCCACGCCACATCAATTCCTTATCTTCACTTAGTCTGGCACTACTGCAATAGTTCAGGTCGATGGAAGATGTATGGATGGTAAGCGGTATCATTGGTAACATAAAACCCTTCCGTGAATAGAAATTGCAGATTTGAAAGCGGTTGGCATGGTTTGGTATGACAAGGTTCGATTCCTTGTGCCGCTATTCGATGGTTGGTATTTTTTACGCAAAATGGGGTGTGAGTATGTATTTTGAATTTGTTTATGTTGGCTATTCAACAAAGCAATGCGTTGAGTTTCTTGATGAAATCAAAGAAAAATTAAAGGCACATGATAAGAATTTTGAATACGACAAAGAACATTTAGTGATTAAGGCTGAATTATTCAAATGCAGTGCATTACCCATATATTCCGGTCGTTTATCCTGTCTTGGCATGGAAAATGCAGAGTATATCTGCAAAGAAACTGCGAGACCAAATGATTATATTCCTTGTCCAGGAGAATGTTTGAAGATAAAAGCCATTTTGGAATATGTTTCCACAAGATTTAGAAAAACTCCAAAAGAAAAGACAGAAAAAGAACTGGAAGAACTGATTGACGTTTTGATTGAGGTGCGGAAATGAGATTATGGAAAATTATTAAAAAAATATTCAAGAAAAAGCAAAAAGCAGATCCTACACCGCGCATTGAGAAAGATACGAAATGCGATAAATGCAAATACTTGCAAGAGTGTATTGACGAGGGGAAAGTCATAGATTGCAGAAATATTGAAGATACGAGAAGCCATTACATTAAAGGTCTTGGTTCTTATGTAAAATGCGATGGTGTTGAGGTGTGAGTATGGATCTTAATGTGTCAGAAGATCAGAAAAAAGTTATTGAATTGCAAGGATATATGGTTGTCGAGTTCAAATTATGGTATCGAAAATTAGGAGAAATGATTCTTGAGTATGCCGTAAAAGTAATTGATACATGGAAAGCAATAGTTTTGTTTATACAAGAACAGGCAATTAAGGCATTCAAGCATATCAAGGATTTTGTGGAACAGCTTTCAAACGAATTGGAGCCATATATGAATTCCTTGGATTATATGGATTGTGAGAAAAAGAAATATCTGTTTGTTCGGTCACTTGGAAGAGCATATGAAGCGAATGTAAGAGGAAAAGTTATTTATCACAGATGCAGGGATAGGTGTTGAAAATGTGTGATTTTTGTAATGGGAAAGAATCATATAAAACTGCATATGGAGAATTTAAAATCAAAAAATTGGGCTATATAAATGTTATTCAATGCCATATTGATAAATGTCCACAGTATGCTAAATGTTGTAGCAATGGAATGAACGTAGCGATAGCAATGGAAATTGAATTTTGCCCGATGTGTGGTAGAAAGTTGGTGGAAGAATGACATGCTATGAATGTGCTTATTTTGGAATTGAATGGAATGAATTTTTGAAAAAAACGATAGAATTTTGTAACCATCCAGAAAAGTATATTCCTCCAGTAGGATTTGCTTATAAAGAACACGATTGCGAATTTTTCAAAAACAAATCTGGGATATCAAAATGGGACTCTTATTCAGAAAAAGAAAAAGAACAGGCATTGAGGTATTTTCGTGAAAACTATCACAAAAATCCTATTGAAGGTTTAACATGCGAGGGGGCTGAAATGAGTTTCATTGAATATCTAAAAAATGTTGATGCAAACTCATAAGGAAGAGAAGGAGTGTATGAAGCATGATTGTCAATATCAATAACAGCACATACGAGATGAACAGCAAACAGTACAAAGCAGTTCTTGATACGGCGAGCAAAGCGGTTACCTGCGGCATATACGCCATTGAGAAGAACAAGGTAGCAATCATGCTTCGAGAGGAATATAAAAGCAAGGAAGAGCTGAAACAGGCAGTTGGTAATTATACGGCGAAAGGGTTCAAGGTGCATTGGAAATGAAGAAAACACGTTCAAAAATCATAATCAAAACTAGAAAAGGCGGTTACACAAAGATTTATGCTAACGGAAAATGGCAAAAGGGAGTGTATAATATTGATTTCCATGCTGACTGCACGCCATTGAGATACCCATACATAAAAATTTCTTGTGAATTTGATAAGTATAAGACTGATAAAAACGGTTCGGTTATTTACGACCCGGAAAAAGAAGAAATTGCAAAAGAACACGTAGTTGCAAGAATTTAGGGAGATATTGTGAAAATATCAGAAATCTCTATTATAACTGCTTTGTAGAAAGTATTGCGGATATTGATTAGATGATATTACCGGCTAACAAACGGAGTTAGTCGCTAACCAACAAAAATTATTGGCAGAGGTCTTAAGGCACTTCTGCTTTTTGCGGAGGTGCTTTTCTTTTGGCAAGTTCAAGCCTAATTTCCACAGTAAATGGATATGAAAATTACATACAGGTGCATGGCGTTGATGAACAGGTAATAGATGCATACATACAAGCCGTAGCGGTTGCCTTAAGGACAGAACATGACGTTGATTATGGATTGAAAATATCCGCAAAGGCGAAACAACTTATAGCAAGATATGTCAAACAATATACAGGCGGCAGAGTTGCAGACTTAGAAGTGTATGCCTGGGAACATGATACGACATACAAGGTACTCCAACAATTCTACGATGTTTTGATGTATGAATCAGCCTATCTTGTGGACAGCTTTTTTTATTACATTGAAATTGATGAAAAGGACCCGTGGAAAAGATTTTATTTCCCAAGAAGAAAAGTGCTACAGCCTGTAGTCGGAGCATATCAGGAGATTTATGATGGAAAATTGGATTTTCTGTCTGTATCGCAACCGAAAAGAACTGGAAAAACAACAGGCGGTCTGAAATTGGCGCAGATGATGGGTGGACGCGACCCGGACGGAAGTATATTCGGTGTTGGAAAAGGCGAAGGACTTGTTAAGCGATTTTATGGTGGCTTATTGCAAGGATTTGAAACAGAAAGCACGTACAATAGATTCTTAAGTGTTTTCCCGGAAGCAACAAAGATAGGCGAAAAGGACTATAAAAGTGCTGAAAATCTATCAATCGACCTTAAAAGCAAGAATATTTTCCCGACATTTACATGCCGTCCGATTGATGGCGCAATCGTAGGATGTACCGAAGCAAATGTACTTGTCTATATTGATGACTGCGTTAAAAACCATGAGGAAGCACGAAATAGAGATAGATTAGAGTTTCTTTGCGAGAAAGTAACAGACGATGTTCTCGGTAGACGATTAGAGGGAACACCTATTATCATACAGGGAACGAAATACAGCTTGTACGATCCAATTACGGCTTTACAAAATAAAGCTGATGAATTGGAGTGGAGATGGAAAGAAGTTGCGATTCCGGCACTTGACCCAATCACAGATGAAAGCAATTGGGAGATTTATCGAAAAGATAAAAAAGGATTGCGGAAGATATTCACAACCGGTTACTACCAAAAGGAACGAAAACTTGTTTCGGAAGAAACGTGGGCGGCAGAGTTCCAACAAGAACCATTTGAAGCAAAAGGGCGAATGTTTGCGGAAAATGAGCTTAATTATTTTGAGGAACTTCCTATTGATCGAGAACCAGATGCAATTATGGCGGCTTGTGACAGTGCTGATAATGGAGAAGATAGCTGCTCAATGCCAATTGGCTATGTGTACGGCAACGAGGTTTATATCGTAGATGTAGTGTTCGATAATGCTGGAACACAATTTACCAAGCCTGAATGCGCAAATATGCTTATTAAGCACAACGTAAAGACGGTTACATTCGAGAGCAACAGTGCCGGAGAATATTTTGGCCGCGATGTAATGGACATTGTAAAAGAGAAAGGCGGAAGATGTAGCGCACGGTTCAAGTTTAATTGTTCAAATAAAATAACTCGAATGGAAAATGCGAGAGATAATATCATTCGAGATTATTATTTCCGCGATTTCAAGAAAATGGACAGGCAGAGCCAATATTACAAGTTTATGAAAGAACTTACGACCATGACAAGAAGTGGAAAAGTAAAGCATGATGATGCACCGGATTCAGTTGCATTGTTTGAAAACGAGATGCGAAGCGGAACACAAGCAAAGGTAGAAGCAGCAGTGAATCCGTTTAGGAGGTATTGATATGGTAAACAAAGATATTTTAAATCAATACTTAGATTTAAGAGAAGAAGTAAAAGAAGTAAGGAATAAAATTGAAAAGCTTGAAAAATACATAGAAAAAATTGAGCAGGAAGGAACGGTTATTGATAGCGTTTCTGGCGGAAATGGTGGAAACCAACATTTTAAAATAGAAGGAATACCATTGCCAGAATATAGGCACAAAAAAACCTTGTTATATTCCAGAAAAACCACCCTCGAAATTTTGGAAAACGAACTTCTTGAAAAAACAAATGAAGTAGAAGAGTTTATTGCAAATATAAAAGATAGCAGAATTAGAAGAATAATTAACCTTAGATTTTTAGAAAATCAATCTTGGAATAAGGTTGCCGACCAAATAGGAGGCAATAACACAGAAGACAGCGTGAGAAAAGCGTTCGATAGATTTATGAAAGAGTAAAGTTGTCCGATATGTCCGGTTTTTTTCTGATATAGTTATAATCGAAGAAGTCAACAAATAGTTGAACACTTTACCCTCCCCAACTTGAAAAAAGCATCGAAGAAAAATCTCCGGTGCTTTTTCTTTTGCAAAGAAAAGAGGACCTTATGGTATATATACCAAAAACAATATATTGTCCGCAGTGCGGAAGAAAAGTAGCAATACATGATGGAAAATCTACAATGAATATTGCTGTTGAATGCAGAAAGTGTCACAAAAAAGTCGTTTTTTATCCAGATAACGGAAAAACAAAATTAAAATCTCTTCCGGCCCGGTCAACATCCAGCGGAATGACGTTTATTTAGGAGAAAAGTATGAGAAATGATAAATCTCTCCAAGACCTTGTTAAAGGCTGTTATGGTAGAAAAATTTTATATACAGATGTTGAAACCATCACAGCAGATAATATTGTCAATGTGGTGGGAGACTGCATCGGAAATTTTTATTACAACAAAACCATCATAGAATATCTTTGGCGATATTACAAAGGTGACCAGCCTGTTTTATACCGTGTAAAGGTGCAAAATGCTGATATTACAAACAAAATAGTAGAAAATCATGCGTATGAGATTGTTCAGTTCAAAGTAGGACAGACATATGGCGAGCCAATACAGTTTATCAGTCGAAAAGATGATGATGAAATTAATCGGGCAGTGGATGCGCTGAATGACTATCTTGTGGATGCGAATAAACAGGAAAAAGACATTAAAGCAGGAGAGTGGCAGTCAGCAACTGGAACATCTTTTAAGGCTGTGAGATTTTCAAATGGAGAAATACCATTTCAGATTGTTGCCCCTACTCCGATGAATACTTGTGTTATTTATAATCGGAGTACGGAAGAACCGGTGATTGCCGTACAGGAGCTTAAGGACGAAGATGGAAGATGGTACAAACTGTGCTATACAGACAATTATTCATGCAAAATTCAAAATGGAGTAGTTTCTGAATGGAAATTGCACGCATTTGGAAGTATACCTATTGTTGAGTTTCCAAATAATCATGAGAGAATTTCTGATATTGAGCTTGTCATAGGTATTTTGGATGCCATAAACAATATGCAGTCAAACAGAATGGATGGAATTGAGCAGTTTGTTCAGTACTGGGTTAAGTTTGTGAACTGTGAAATCGACCCAAAAACGTTTGAAGAGATGAAAATGAGCCATGCTTTGACGGTAAAGTCCAATAACAAGGATAACAAAGCCGATGTTGAGATTATGACGCAGGAACTAAATCAGAGCCAGTGTCAGGTGGCAAAAGATGATTTGTGGGACAATGCCTTGGCAATATTAGCAATACCAAACAGAGAGTCCCAAAACTCTGGAGGAGATACACAAGGAGCAGTATCATTAAGGGCTGGATGGGATTTTTCAAAGACAAGAGCAAAATTAAAAGACCCAATTGTGAAATCGGCAGAGAAGAGACTTGCAAAAGTTGTCTTAAATGTAATACGCGTTAAGGACAAGGATTTGAAATTGTCAATGAGGGATTTTGATGTGCAAATCAATCATAGCCCGCAAGACAATATGTATACAAAGTCGCAAACACTATATCAGCTTTTAGAGTGCGGCATACATCCTCTTATTGCCATTAAAACGGTGGGGCTTTGGGGAGATGCTGAAAAGACATTCCTCTTGTCTAAGCCATATATAGATGCGTTGTGGAAAACCATTGATGATGCAGAAGAGCAGGAACAAAAAGCACAGGAAATTGTAAACCAATTAAATAAACAGCAAAATAAGACAGCTACCGAGTAATCGGTGGCTGTTTTTATTTTATAAAAATTCGCAAAGTTGTGAGCGTAAAAATCAACAGTGTCATTCGGTGTCGTTGCACCGCAAAAATTCGTAAAGACATATCAGAGGTAATCAATGAAAAGAGAAGAGTTAATTGCAATGGGTATCAGTGAGGAAAATGTTGAGAAAATCATTGCTGATTACGGCAGTGCCGTACAGAGAGAACAGGCAAAAGCAGCAGAGCTTAAGGCAAAGGCAGACAGCGCAGATGAGTTGCAGAAAAAGCTGGATGAAATGGAAGCAGGAAACCTCACGGAACTTGAAAAAGCAAACAAGGCGTTAGAGACAGCAAATCAGCAGATTGCAGATATGCAGAAGAAAAACGCCATTAGAGACCAGCGCGAAGCATTGATGGAAAAGTTAAAAATCAATGCAGAGCAGGCAAAATCCGTTGTCAAGGATAATGGAAGCCTTGATTATGACGCTCTTGGAAAGATTACAGCCGAAAAGGAAACCGCGGCAGCGCAGGCAAAGGAACAGGAGATTGCAAATAATTCTGAAAATCCGGGCGGCGGTACTGCAGGTGGAGAAAATAAAAAAACTGCGGACGTAGAGAACGCAGAAAAAATCAGTTTTGGCAAACCTGCAGAAAGTGCAGAAGCCAAAGACCATTATGTTTTATAGGAGGTAAATTATGGGAAAACCGATTGAAAGAGACTTTACACAGAGTAAAGGAATTTTAAAATTCTTTCCTTATGAGGGTGCGGCGTGTATCGTTCCGCAGACAATGGTGTCAAGTGCCGATGCAAACGGAAAGAAGATTGCAAAGGCAGGGACACCGTTCCCAAGCAATGACGAATCTTGCAAAGGGTATCTTCTGGAAGATGTTGACGTAACAATGGGAGATGCGCCTGGAACTTATGTATATCAGGGTTCTATTGACAGCGCAAAGGTAACAGCGAACGGAGTGACCGTGGAAGCAACTGCAAAAGCAGCAACACCGCGTGTTACTTTTTTTGATTAAAAAATGGAGGTATTAGAGAATGGCATTACCATTAGCAGAAGCATTTACCGCAAGAAGTCTTGGGGTTATGTGGAATAATTATGAAAAAACGCTTGGTTCTGCACCTTACTTAGGTAGACAGAAATTTGGAACCAGAAAACAGGACAGCCTTGAACTTAGATTTATCAAAGGGAAAAACGGTCTTCCGGTATCCTTAAAGGCATCCAATTTTGATGCGCAGGCAGAGTTAAGAGATGTCGGTGGATTTTCGGATATTCAGAACGAGATGCCGTTCTACCGTGAATCTTACATGGTAACAGAGCGTGAAGAGCAGGAGTATGCAAATTACCAGTCGGCAGAAAATTCCAACATGGCAAACCAGGTGCTTAGAGAAATCAGCAAAAAACCGATGATGCTTATTGAAGGAGCAAGAGTAGTGCCGGAACGCCAGATTTGGCAGTTATTAGCACCATCTGATGGTATTCCAAGAGTACAGGTAACAATTGGTGGCAAGAGCTTCTATGTTGATTATACTTCCGATAATGGAGTATCGCACAAGAGAGACCATTACAAAGATATTTCTGGAAGCGATACCGATAAATGGTCTGCATCCGAAACAGCAACGCCACTTGATGACCTTATCGAGATTAAACGTGAGTTTGCAAAGAAAACCGGATATTCCCTTGCACGTTTTAGCATGAATACAGAAACGTGGGAGATGGTTCTTAAGGCAGAAGACACAAAGAAACAGGTGCTTGGAATTACTGCTTACAATGGAGGTATTCGTTTACAGCAGGGGCAGGTTACAGAGTATCTTAGAGGATACGGCATCGAGATTGAAGTTTACGACAAACTTTACATCGACCCGGCAGACGGTGCCACCAAATATTTTATTCCTACAGGAGTTATTTCAGCGCAGGCATCCGGCGTGTACCTTGGAGATTATGTCTTTGGAAAGACACCGGAAGAGAGAAGCGGAAGTTTAACAGACGGAAACCTTTCTATTGTAGAAACCGGTATTTCGGTGTATACATACGCAACAAATCATCCGATCAACACTCATTGCGTTGTGTCAATGATCGGATTGCCTACTTTTGAGGGCATGGACAGCGTTGTTGTCATGAAAGTTGCGTAGGAGGTGCGGTATGATTGCTGAATACACGGTAAAGCGCAATGGAAAATGGTACAAAGCAGGAGATGAAATCCCGGACATTGTTCTGGGAGAGAAATCTTCCGGAGGGTACACCAAGACAGAGATTAACAGAATGAGCACTGCTGATTTACAGGCACTTGCCGCTGAACATGGGATCGAGGGTGCAGAAGAAATCAGTGGAGCGGAACTGAAACGCATTTTGATCGAGCAGTTCGGATTATAGGTAGGGAAGAATGGACGAATATACAACATTAGAGCAGGTCAAAATCAGACTGAAACAATTTCATATTGAAACCGTTACGGATGAAGATGGTGTTACTTCTGATGTTGTCGTGTTCGACCAGAAAGAAGATAATCCTTACATCGAACAGCTTATCAAGCAGGCAAGAAATGAAGTGGTAAGCAAGCGGAATTACCCGGAAAGCTACACGGATGAAAAAATATCCGAAGACTTGAAACAGTTTGAGGATGTAATCGTCAATTTAGCCTTGTACGACCATTCACAGGCAGGAGAAGCCTATATGGCAAGTTATTCAGAAAACGGCGTAAGCCGTAGCTGGAAAGACAGGGAAAGCTTGTTTGTTGGAGTATTTCCGTTTGTAAAAGCATTATAACCGTATGGGATTCCATCTGGTTAGAAGATTGTGCGTTACGTTTTGCCGACGTCGGCAAAACGTAGCAGGCGGCACACATTGAGCGGTGGTGGGCGGTGTGCCATAAAAATGAAAGGCGGTATATGATTTGACGATTGAAATATCAACAGCAATCATTATAAGCGTGCTGTCGCTTGGTTTTTCCGTCTTTATGGGCTTGAAGAGCAACAAAAGGACAGACAACACGGATCTTGAAGAACGCGTGAGGGAGAACACACGCATTAACATGAAGTTGGATGCCATTTCAAACAACACGACCGAGATCAAAAATGAAGTTTCAGAGATGCGAAAAGAAATCAATTCTCATGACAACAGGATCATAAAGGTGGAGGAAAGTGTGAAATCGGCTCATCACAGAATTGACGGAATAGAAACCCGTCTTAATGATGAAAAGGAGGTTTAATCATGGATATTATACAGTCGGTAATTGCTAACATGACAATTATTCTGGCGATTATTGGTACGCTGGCATTTGTTGTGTCTGTGGTAACACAGGTAATCAAAGGTGTAGGCGTATTTTCTAAGGTTCCGACGGACATCTTGGTATTTGTTCTTTCCATCGGTATCACGGTCGCTGCGTTTGTGGCATACATGCAGTACATCCAGACATCAATTTTATGGTATATGATTTTGGCAGCTATTATTGCAGGATTTATTGTTGCGTTTGTCGCGATGTATGGCTGGGAAAAGCTTTCTGAACTGTGGACGCGGTTCGGCAAGGATGTGAAGTGAAATGCTTGAAATTAACAAGCAAAAAATGAATTATTCGCTACAGAGCGGAAAGGTTCCGGTGTATGTGACGGACGAGGATGGAAACATCGAATATTCGTCATATACCGACTCTGATGGAAATGTAATTTATTACCTCGATAAAGATGGAAACAAAATACCGAAAACAACCGGAGAGTATACCACAGGTTATGAGAAGCCTGTGGTTTTTTATTCTTCAATCAGCAATAAGTTGAGTGAAGCACTTATAAAAGAGTTTGGCGTTGACAATTCCACAAACTTTGTTCAAATTGTCGAGGACAAAGGGAAACTTCCATTGAACGTCGGTTCTTTGGTATGGAAACGGTCAGATGTAAGGTACAAAGATGAAGAGAATACAATCGTTGACGAAAATTCGGCTGATTACATCGTAAAAGGTGTTGCAGACGAGGGATTGACGGTTGATTTGTTCTTATTGCAAAAAAATGTGAAGTAGGTGCGGCATGGGGAAGAAAGTAATCACAATGAGCCTGTCTGAAAAGTCTATTCAGAATGCAATACAAGAGCTTAGAGCCTATCAAAACAGCTTAACATATAAATGTCAGCTATTGGCAGAAAAACTCGCGGAAAAGGGCGTAGAGATTGCCAGAGTGCAAATTGCTGACCTTGACGCAATATTCACATCGGAACTGATTTCAAGTGTTCACGTGGAATACGAAGGAAGCACTAAGGGCGGCGGGATATGGGCGGTAATAGCCGGTACAGACCATGCCGCATTTGTTGAGTTTGGAACCGGAATTGTGGGACAGCAAAGTCCTTATCATGGGAAACTGCCGGAGGGTGTTTCGTGGCAGTACGCAAGTGGAAAAACTATACATCAGATTTCAGATGGAAGATATGGATGGTTTTATCAGGACGACAATGGCGATTGGTGGTTTACAGAGGGAATGCCAAGCCGACCATTCATGTATCTGACCGCGAATGAGTTGCGGCAGATTGTTACACAGACAGCGAAGGAGGTGTTTGGATAATGGCAGACAACCAGTGGGTATATGATCTTGAAACAAACATTTTCTCCAATGTTGCAACGATAGCCAAACCAAAACTCAAGAAAAAATACAAAAGCATGAATTTTGACACTGCATTTACAACGGTTGAAAAGAACCTTGATAAAGACCCTGTTTTCCCGACTATTTACATCCATGAGATGCCGGGGCTTGAACGTGGGGCAGATTTAGAGGGCACATCCGTAAATGCGGTGCAGGAAACAATACAGGTTGACGTCATTACAAACACAAAGCAGAGCGATGCAAAAGGGATTATGGCTATTTTAGCTGATGCCTTTAAACAGATGCGATTTCAAATTACAGCAATGCCGGAGTTTAAAAATGACAGTGAAAAAAAATTTAGAAGCGTTGCAAGGTTCCGGCGGATAATCGGAGCCAACGACAGATTGATGTAAAAGAGCCGAAAGGCTCTATTTTTTATGCACCGGGTGCAAAAAGATGCGCCCGATAACCGCATTATTTGGCGGTAGAAAGAGAGGTAAAAATGGCAGAAGCAGGATTGTCTACGTTAGGAATTACGTTTGGCTATGGCACAGAAGCGACAGCCGGAACAAAGCCTACATCGTTTAAACAGCTTACAAGAATTAACGCAATCGGCGGTATTAACATTGAGCCGGAACAGATTGACGCATCTGCATTAGAAGATGCTATTACCAGATATGTAAAGGGTCGCGCAGATACCGGTGGCTCTTTCCCTATCACGGTAAACCTTACGGATGCCACAAAGGAAGAGTGGGAAGCACTTATCACGGCGTATAAGGCGCTTTCCGGCGGGAAAAGAATGTGGTTTGAAACTATTATCCCGGGATTTACCGACGCGTTTTTTGTTGTGGCTCAGCCGCCAGAGCAGATTCCACAGCCGGAGATTGGTCAGAACGAACTTTTGACGGTTGAAATGAATCTTACCATTGAAGAATACAAGGGCATGGACACCGCTGTAGCTTTTACACCGGGGGAATAACACGTCAGTCGAATAGTTCGGTTGGATCGGCTGACGATAACCAGACAACCGAGCCAGAGCTTGAAGAAACAATTTAAAAGAACAGGGCGGTCTTCGGACTGCCCTTTCCCTATATGAGAGGGAGAAAGGGAAAGAAAATGACAAAATTAAAATTTGGCGAGAAAGAATTACAGATCAAGTTTGGATATGAAGCAACCGTGAAAAGCGGAATTATCAAGAAAGTAGCAAAATTAGACCAGATGGAAGATATTGAAACGGTTGACGAAATCCTTTTATTTCTTCCAGAGTTAATCCTTGTAGGCGCGCAGAAGTTTCACAAAGAGGAACTTGGATACAATCCGGACAATGAGGGAGAAAAGGAACAGCAGCTTGGAAAAGTATATGCCATGCTGGATGATTACTTTGACGGAGAAGATGCAGATGTTCAGGTACTTTACAATGCACTTTTAGCGGAGCTGCTTGAAAACGGTTTTTTATCAAAACTGCTCAAAGCAGATCAGAAAGAAGCGGAGAAGAAAACTCCGAGGAAAAAGTAGAAGAACAGAGAGAACTTACATGGGGAACATATTGTGCGGAAATCCGCCCGTTTTGGCTGTTAGTAACCAAGGGATATGGATTTACTGTACATGACATAGACATGTCGTGCCCGGCTGACTTACAGCCATATGCAGATGCATACAGCTTGGAGAGAAAACAGCGGGATAATGAAATGTGGATGTGGTTTGGAACATACGGATTGTCTGCGGTATCGGTGGCAGTAGAACATTGCCTTGCCGGACGAAAAGCAAGATCAAAGTATATTAAAAAACCAATCAATGAGCAACAAGGGAAAGATGATTCAGAAATGACGGAAGAAGAAATTAAGAAACAGAGAGAGCTATTTGTGGCAAAGCTCAAAATTATGCAGTCAAACTATGAGTTGAGCCATCCAAAACCAGAAAAGAACTTGGAGGTATAAATATGTCAATTAGAATTGGATCTGCAAGACATGATGAAAATGGGAAATTGACCGGTGGGAGACCGGGAGATCAGACCGGAACAGAAGTAAGTATGCAAAACTTTTATGTTCATAAAAAAGGATGGTATGTGTTAAGGCCAAAAACAAAAGATATGGCGGATAAACTGGCAGAATCAATGATTACAGCGTGCAATAATGATAATATTGGCTACTGTCAGGGACACCGGCTTGGAATTGTCAAATATGGTATTAATTCAAAAGTAAAAACAGAAGCAGATTGCGGCACAACGGTACGTGCATGCATTATTCATGCAACTGGAAAAGATGTTGGAAATTTCACCACAGCAAATGAAAAATCTGTACTTCTTTCTAGTGGCATGTTTGATGACATTGGAGGTTATGCGGCAGGAATGGTTCTTTACAACGGAGATGTTATTGTCACAAAAACAAAAGGTCATACAGCGATTGTGACAAGCGGAAACCCTAGAAAAAATGTAAAAGATCATTTAAACCCATACCCGGAACCTGCAAGGATTTTAAAGAAAAAATTCCCTTGCATGAGAGGGGATGATGTGAGATGGCTTCAGACGGAGCTTATTTATCACGGATGCCTGGATGAAAAAGATAAAAAGGGAAACAGTAATGTGGACGGTATTCTTGGAAATGATACGGCGACCGGTATTGGAACATTCCAGAAAAAAGTCGGAATTACAGTAGATAAGAAATGCGGACCGGTTACAAGAGAAAAATTAAAAGAGTAGATCAAGGACGGTAAGGTGTCACAGCCTACCGTCTTTTTATTTTGCATAGAAAGTTGGTGCATATATGGCAGACATTGATGAATTACAAATAAAAATCAAAGCTGACTCTGCAAAAGCAAGTAATTCCATAGAAAGCCTTGTAAACAGCATGAATAGGCTCCGGGAAAGCATATCGTTTGACACTGCAAAACTTTCAAATATTGCAAGCGGAATCAGAAGCATTTCCGATGCAGCTACCGGGTTCAAAGGTGGTAAATCTTCGGAAATCACATCAATGGTGCGGGCACTCAATAAATTTTCTGGTGTTGATGCAAATTCTATCCACGGAATATCTTCTGCTGTGAGAGATCTTGCATCTGGAATAGCAAGTGTTAAAGCTGTTGATACAAGCGGACTCACAAGCATGGTGTCGGCACTGTCAAAAATTGGTGGCAAGGCATCTACACAGGCGACAAAGAATCTGCCGGCTTTATCTGCGCAGTTACAAAACTTTGTACGCCAGATGAACAAGATAGGTGCATTGAATTTTGATATGACCAATATGAGCAATCTTGTAACATCCATATCAAGGCTTGGAAGCGTTGCAAGCGGTCGTGCGGTAACAAATATACCTTTGCTTGCTGACAATCTCAAATACCTGTTTGAGACGCTTTCAAAAGCACCAAATGTATCTTCGAATATCATTCAGATGACGCAGGCACTTGGCAATCTTTCCAACAGGTCTGGCGGTGCAATTTCCGGATTAAATACCAGCATCAGTAGTCTTTCCGGTTCTTTCCTTGGATTTAAGACATCCACAGGAAAAGCATTGATCGGACTCAAGTCATTCACAAGACAGATTTTGTCCTCTATGGGGATTTATCTTGGTCTGTACGGAGCGATAAGAGGAATAAAAAATGCAATCGACATATCATCCGCATTAACAGAGGTTCAGAACGTTGTTGATGTTACTTTTGGTGACATGTCAAAAAAAGTCAATGACTTTGCACAGGACTCTATACGTCAGTTCGGTATGTCAGAACTGACATTGAAACAGACGGCAAGCCGATTCCAAGCAATGGGAACAGCCATGGGAATTGACAGTAGTTTGATAAAGAAAGCCAATGAGTTTTTGAATAAGCAGACAGATGGCTATATTGGTTTGTCTGATTCCATGGCTGATGTGTCTTTGAATTTAACAAAATTAACTGCTGATATGGCATCTCTGTATAACATAGATCAGGATGTTGTGTCGCAGGATTTAGCTGCAATATTTACCGGACAGACACGTCCATTAAGAGATTACGGTCTTGATCTTACACAGGCAACCCTTAAAGAGTGGGCGATGAAACAGGGATTAGATTCTGATATCGAGTCTATGTCACAGGCTGAAAAGACAATGCTCCGGTATCAGTACGTCCTTGCCAATACGCAGACAGCACAGGGAGACTTTGCGCGTACTGCTGATTCGTGGGCGAACCAGATCAGAATTTTAAAACAGTCGTTCGAACAGCTTGGCAGTGTTATTGGTGGAGCATTAATCAATGCTTTCAAACCATTCGTAAAAGCACTCAATTCCGTTTTACTGGTTGTTATCAGCTTTGTTACAAAGGTTACAAACGCTTTAGGCGCAATCTTCGGATGGAAATATGAGGATTCCGGTGCAGGACTTGCAGATAACTTTTCAGATGCGGCAGAGAGTGCAGATGATGTTGCGGACAGCACAGGACAGGCGGCAAAGAACATCGACAAGATGAATAAAGGTATCCGTCAGTTTGATGAATTGAAACTGATTACCACAAATGATGGTTCTGGCAAAAAAGGTTCGGGCGGTTCCGGCGGCGGTGCATCCGGTGGAGCCAGCGGCGGTAAACTCGTCAAGACTGATACCATTTTCAAGAATTACGAAAGTGATATTAAAAATCTGAAACAACTTGGAAAATACATCAGTGATGCCTTATCAAAAGCTATGGAGTCTATCAACTGGGATAAGATTTATTCCAAGGCAAGAAACTTCGGTAAAGGTTTAGCAGACTTTCTTAATGGCCTTATTAATCCGAGACTGTTCGGGAATGTCGGTAAGACGATTGCAGGGGCACTGAACACGGCAATTTATGCCACACTTTCCTTTGGTCAGACATTTGACTGGTCAAACTTTGGAAAATCACTGGCAGAGGGAATAAATAAATTCTTCAAAACATTTGATTTTAAAGCACTTGCAGAAGATATAAATACTTGGGTACAGGGAGTTTACAAGACGATTAAGACCATGATAGAAAATATCAAGTGGTCTGATGTTTGGAAAGGCGTAAAAGATTTTCTTTCAAACATTGATATTGAGACAGTTGAAATTCTTCTTGGAGCATTTGCTCTGAAACTTGCAGGCAAACTGTTAACAGGGAAACTTCTCAAGGAGACTATTGGGAAATTAATAGGAGCGAAATTCACAGCCGCTTTTGGTCAAACAGCGGTAAAATCATTGCTATCATATGCAATTCCTATTTCACTTGCAGTAACAGTGGCAACGCTTTCTTTTACGATTGGAAAGAAAAGCGTGAACAAAGATAAGCATGAGCTTATGGAATCGCTAAATAGAGGTGGAATCACACAATACATACAGGATAGCATAAAGAAATTTTTTATAAATCCATTTGAAAGAATAGATATCTTTGGCGGAGGAGCACTACACAATAAAACGGCTGAATGGAGCAAACAGTTAGATGATTTTGTGAAAAATATTCCTAAAAAGCAAGATTATAAATCATTAGATGATTTCCAGAAAGCAGTTAATGAATATAACGAAGAAGTTCCATTAAGCTTAAATGTTCCAAACACTACTGAACTTACTGGATTTTTTGATAAATGGAAGAAAAAGAATGGATTTGATGGCGAATTTAGCTTAAAAACATGGATAGATGAGTGGAAAGAACTGAACGGATTGGAAGATGTTGATTTACATGCAAATGTTGTTCTTCCAAATTTACAAGAGAAGATTTCCGAGTTCAAAGACAATGTCAAAGAATGGTGGGGATTGAATGTAGAACTACCCGTTCGCAATAAATTAACAACAACTTTAGAGGATGTTTCTTCATGGTGGGAAGATGTAAAAGAATATTGGGGAGAAAAAAAGCTTTCAATACAGACAGAAATAGGAGAAATAAAAGGTAAAATAGAAGAAAAGTGGAATGAAGCCTTAACTTACATTCAGGAGAATATTTTCCCGTGGTTCACAAAAGAAAAGTGGATGGAAGTAGGAAATGGAATAAAAGAGGGATTATCTGCTAAATGGGATGAATTTTCTGATTGGTGGCAAAAGACAGGAATATATAACTGGTGGGAAAATCATGTAAAACCTTGGTTTACAAAAGAAAAATGGGATGAACAGGGAGACGGAATGAAAAAAGGTCTTTCTGAAAAATGGGACGAATTTAGTAACTGGTGGAGTACATCTGGAATTGGTTCTTGGTGGACAAATCATGTCGAACCGTATTTTACAAAAGACAAATGGACATTCAGCGGCATTTCTGACGGATTGAAGCAGGCATTTGATAATGCTGTTGCAGGAATTAAGCAGGTATGGAATAATTTTGCAACGTGGCTTAATTCAAAACTGTCTTTTTCATGGGATTCTGTAAATATTGGTGGAAAAGAAATAATTCAAGCTGGCAATATTAACCTTGGAAAAATCCCAACGTTCGCCGCAGGAGGTTTTCCAAAACAGTACAGCATGTTTATGGCAGGAGAAAACGGCGTACCGGAAATCCTTGGAACAGTTGGAGGAAAGACAGCAGTTGCTGGGGGGCAGGAGATCACAGGTATTCGTGATGCTGTATACAGTACGTCACAGCAGGAAATTGCGTTACTTAAACAGCAAAATCAGTTATTGCAAGGAATCCTCGAAAAAGAATTTGGTGTGACACAAGACCAGATAGGAAGAAGTGCTAGAAAATACGCAAGAGAATATTTTAATAGAACGGGCAGAGAAGCATATAGTTTCTAGTGACAAATACCGCCGCTTGTGGTAGAATCATTTTATTACAAGTGGTGGGAGGAAAAGCTATGAATGAAAAAAGTGAAACAAAATTATGCAAGTACTGTCAGACGGAGATTCCAGCTAAAGCAAAAATTTGCCCTAATTGCAGAAAAAAGCAGGGTGGGGCAACAAAGTGGTTTGTTGCGGTGGTTATAGTTGTAATTCTGTTGATTGCCATATTTGGCGGAAACGGAGAAAACAACGATGCAGTTGCTGATTCTACCGAGCAAAATAAAAAAGTTTCTTCTATTAGTACGGTAGATAACAAGGAAGCGACAAGAGAAGAAGTTTCTGATTCTGATTTTTTGGTAAAAGAGTATCTGTACGAAAACACAATAGGAGACACATTAGATTTTTTGATTGTAACAAATAATTCAAACACGGATGTCGCAATTTCTGGAAACGCTACAGCCAAAGATTTAAGCGGGAATTCAATAGGAGCCGCCGACATGAGCATTGATGTATTGGGGGCAGGAGAAACATCTATTGGTGTTTTCTATTTTGATAGTGTGTCCGGAATTGACAAGGTGGATTATACCTTAGATTATGACGAAAACCCATATTATAAACCGGTTGTAAATGATTTATCCGTTGAACAGACATTTAATGATGAAAACGTGACTGTATCCGTGACCAATAACAGCACAAATCCGGCGCTTTTTGTAAGCGCGTATGCAATATTTTTTGACAGTAGTAATAATGTGGTAAATTACAACAGCACATATATTACAGATTCAGACAGTGAGATTAAACCAGGGAAAACTATTTCAGATCAGCTTGATTGCTATGGGAAATACGATCATGCAGAAGTATATTTTACTGGAAGAGCAGACAAATAGAATAATAAGTCAAAGCGGGTATAAAAGAGGGAGCGCAGTGATGCGCTTCTTTTTTTGAAAAATATTTCAAAATAGTATTGACTTTCTTTGCACGTACATGTATTATTAAGGCATAAAGATTGCACGTGCAATCAAAAAGAGAGGAAGTGATTATGTGTCTCCATTAAAAAAAGGACAGAAACTTACTGATAATCCTAAAAATGTTAGGCTTGATTTGAGACTTACAAAAGCAGAAGCAGAGGATTTGCAATATTGTGCGGATAAGTTAAAAACAAGCAGAACGGATGTTATCAACATGGGGATTAGAAAAGTGAAAGAAGAAATCAACAAAAAATAAAGCGTTCCAACCCTAGACAAGTTAAACGCTTTATTCAACACAGCCACCAAAAGCGGTTGATACATGGATTATACCGCTTTTTGGAATGGTTGTCAAACAGCAAACGAAAGGAAGGTAAAATCTATGAGAAGCATTGAAGAAATTGTAAGAACGATACTTAATAGTGACGCGCTGATGGAGAAAGTGAATCATGTTGTGGAAATCGAGAGGATGAAGTATAACCGTGGTTGGAGTACCGAAACGGACATTGATAATTTTTCTCCGATTGGTTTTCGCAAAGTGGTAACATCAGCCATGAATTTGCTAGGACTGCCGAACGAATTCGATGAGGTTGATATTGCCAGCGAAATTCTTAAGGACATTTTCAGAAATGAAATCATAAAAAAGGATGGAACTTATTTACCGAGCCAAATTGAGCAGTACAGATCGTTGCTTTCTCGGCTTGCAATCCGATGTGATAACGAAAAATTGTTGCGCGGCGTTGTAATATTTATGGCAGATTTGAATGATGAGGACGTAATAGATCACGACGGTATTTACCGCCTTGTAAAGAAAGGCGGTGCAAGATAATGAAAGAATTTTATATTGAAGCAATTACCAAAAATCTGAATTTACTCAGCGAACACTTTTTAAGATGTGTGTGGATTTTTACAAATAACCTTGCATCCGACAAGAAAGGCGGTGCGAGATGAAAGAACAGCTGATAACGGAAATCCAGAGCATACAGGACGAAAAATTTTTGCATTTCATTTTGAACACGATACTTTCATTCAAGAAGAAATGGGGGATTTGCTGATGAACGATATTCAGATTTTTAACAATCCTATTTTAGGGGATTTGAGAACGGTTATAGTAAACGGAAAAGAATACTTTTTTGGAGTAGATATAGCTTCGATGCTTATGTATAAAAGACCAAGAAAGGCGGTTTCGGATAATTGCAAGGGTGTCCTGGTCGAGGATAGCTTTAAAAATAATGGTGGATATGCAGAACCTCTTATTCCGGAAGGAGATATTTACCGATTGATTATTAAAGCTGGTCAACAGGGTAACAGTAAAGAAATAAAAGATAAAGCTGACAAATTGGAAAAATGGATATTTGATGAAGTTTTACCGAGCATCAGAAAGACTGGTACATACATGATGCCGCAAACCACGGACGGGAAGATTGCATTGCTTGCACAGGGGCACACGGAACTGAAAGCAGAGGTTGACGAAATCAAGGCGGATTTGGAAAGCCTTAAGATGGACTTGCCGATACTTCCGGTGGAAGCCGACCGCATTACGGAAGCTGTCAGAAAGAAAGGCGTTTCAATCATGGGAGGAAAACAGTCGAGCGCATACAGCAACCGTGGATTGCGCCAAAAGGTTTACAACAATCTGTATGCCAATCTGAAATACAACTTTGGTGTTCGGTCTTACAAGAGCATCAAGCGTAACCAGTGCGACAAGGCAGTGGAAGTGATAAATGCCTATCAGACGCCGTATTTTTTGCAGGAACAGATTGACGATGCCAATATGCAGCAGAGGTTGGAATTTGATTGACAGATTTTGGCATATGGTATAGAATACAAAATAATTAAAAATCACGCAGGTAAGACCTAAAGAATTTAGGACGTCCTGCAAGCCTATGAGGAATAGGTGCGGATTCGTGACCGCCAGAGATTGGAGAGATTCAGTCTTTGGTGGTCTTTTTGTTTGAAAATTCATCCAAATGGATTGAATATATAGCGTGTAACTCCTGTTAGGGTATGTTCCTAACGCACGTGAATTTAAAGGTTGAGCCTTGCGAAATGTAAGGCTCGGAAATTTAGGAGATAGAAAGTATGGCATACACAGCTCTTATGACTAAAGATGAAATTGGATTTGAAAACAATACGAACACGATAACGACAGTTGAAATTGCAGAAATGATGGAAGTTCCGCACTATGAGATTTTAAAAAAATTGGAAGGGACAACAAATCCAGACGGAAGCACTAAACAGGCAGGAATTATACCAACATTAGGTAAAGGGAAAATTCCCGTTACCGATTATTTCATCAAATCAACGTATTTGACAGGGCAAAACAAGAAGATGCCGTGTTATGAAGTTACCAAGATTGGTTGTGATTTTCTTGCTAATAAGTTTACAGGAGAAAAAGGTATCCTATTCACAGCAAAATATGTAAAGCGTTTTAACGAAATGGAGAGGGGACAGGTCCCGAAAGATTTTCCATCGGCACTTCGGGCATATGCGGATGAAGTAGAGCGTAGGCAGATTGCAGAACAGGAGAATGAAAAGCTGCAGCAGGAACTTGACTATAGCAAAGACTGGTATTCTATTAAGCGTGTTGCAGCAATGAACGGTGTGGACTGGAAAACATTTAATTGGCGAAAACTCAAAGAAAAGAGCATTGAACTTGGATATGGCGTGAAAAAGATTTTTGATGCAAATTATGGAGAGGTAAATACCTACCATAGGAATGTTTGGGAAGCAGCATACCCGGAGTATGAAATTTAGGAGAAATTTTATGAACAAATTAGAGATCATGATTACATATGGGAACACGGAAGTAATTCATACACCGGAGAAAATTGTGATTAAATCGCCCAATATCGAAGTAATTACAAAATAGATCAAGAAAATAAAGTAGCATCTATCAAATTGGTGGTAGGTGCTATTTTTGCACAAATTTTACCGACTGTCATTTGAGACAGCCGCAAACCCAAACAGTTAGGTGGTGGAAATATGGCGTACAGCGGATGGCTGTTAAAGATTGGAAATTACACAGTGCCAATGTCTTTTATGAAAGCGGAATCATATAGTCCATATGTTAATATGCAGGATTTAGATGATTATACGGATGCCAACGGTTATCTGCATAGAAATGCCGTGGAATTAAAGGCTTTAAAAGTGGAGTTTGAGACACGGGCAATGCTGACAAATAAGACTTTTAGTGAGGTTTTAAACAATATTCGAAGTCAGTTCACAAATGCGACAGGGAGAGCATGCTATATCACAGCGTATATCCCGGAATACGACGATTATGTGACGCAGTACGGCTATATGGCAGATTTTCAGCCTACGATATACGGAACATATGATGGAATAATTCATTACAATTCAGTTCGGCTTGCTTTCATAGGGGGTGTGTACGGTGGTTAATTATAAATATGGCGACTTGTTCAAAAAAGATACGGTCGATAAGCAATTATCCATCGTATCTGATGACGGAAAAATCAATATCACAAATACAGAGCTACACCAAGAAAAATTCGAATTGACCGAAAGTTTGTGTTCGGAACAGGAATTGACGTTTGGATCATGCGAAGCCGCCATGATTAAATTCACGGTGTCAAATACATTTTTGCCAATGAAGGGCAGATGGATGACGGTAAGAATGTCCCTTGATGGACATGCAGATATCCCGTTCCAGTTCGGACGATATAAGGTTGATTCTGATACGCCCACGGCAGACAGAACGTGCCGTGATGTGGTTGCATATGATGCCATTTATGACATTTTAAATGCAGATGTGGCAGCATGGTATAACACTGTCTTTCCATCCCATAAAGAGCAGCAGAAAGATAAAGATGGAAAAACTACGACTGTTACAGTTTATGATCCGGTCACAATGAAGCAATTCCGGGACAGCTTTTTTAAGCACTTCGGGATTGAGCAGGCTGACATTATACTGGTTAATGACGGCATGTCTATTGAAAAAACAGTTGCAGTCACGCCATCCAGTGAGACAAGTTCTGATACAGAGGAATCGAGCACCATAGGCGAATCTATGAGCGGCAAGGAAGTGTTGTCCTGTATTTGTGAGCTCAATGGCTGTATGGGGCACATGGGGCGTGACGGGAAGTTTCATTATATTTATCTGGAACAGGAGATACAGGGATTATATCCAAGGAATGATCTTTATCCGGCGGATAATTTGTATCCAAGAGATCCGAAAAGCAACCGTATCGGGAAGGATTTATATATAACGGTTGAGTATGAAGATTTTCTTGTTAAAACAATCAATAAGTTACAGATCCGGGAGCAGAAGAATGATATCGGTGTGATTGTGGGTACCGGAGACAATGCCTATGTGATCGAGGATAATTTTCTTGTATATGGCAAAGGCACAAAAGAACTGAAAGGCATTGCAAAAAATATTCTTTCCAAGATCAGAGGGATTGTTTACCGACCGTTTACAGCGGACTGCAAAGGAAATCCGTGTCTTGAGGTCGGGGATGCAGTGCGGTTGCCGACCAGATATGAACTGATCGAGTCCTATATTCTGAAAAGAACCCTGAAAGGTATACAGGCTTTGCGTGATGATTTGGAAGCGGATGGGGAAGAGTACCGGACAAACGGGGCGAACGGAATACAGAAAAGTATTTTAAAGCTCAAAGGCAAGAGCAATGTGTTGGAGCGAACCATTGAAAAGACACAGAGCACGATAACTGATGTTGAGAAGGGATTGCAGTCACAGATCACGCAGACCGCAACCGAAATTCGCACAGAAGTTAAAAATACAACGGATGGTTTATCATCGAGAATCACGCAAAATGCGAGCAGTATTACAGCAGAAGTAAAAAGAGCACAGGGGCAGGAAGTTGAACTTGCAGCAGCTATTAAAATTAATGAGGACAAGATTACAGCGGAAGTTACGAGAGCAAGCGAAGCAGAGGGCGATTTGTCCGGAGAGATAGAGGTGACCGCAACTAAGATACGGTCAGAAGTCAGTGCTTCTTTAACAGTATGGGATACCGAAGATTATGACGTTACACATTGTGGTTTCGGGAATCCACAAGATACATACCCTGCATCTTCGTATTATTCTGGACACAGTTTTTTGGATCAGAATACTGGAAAGTTTTATGGTTGCGAACCAGATGGTGGAATAAGCAGTGGAAAATACAAATGGACTCTGATAAAGAAATTTAAGCAGCTTTCATCGAGTGCGTCCAGTACGATTACGCAGTCATCAAAGCAGATCAGCTTGAAAGTATCAAAAGACAGCGTCATTTCAGAAATCAACCAGTCAGCCGAGGGTATCAAAATTAAAGCAAAACTGCTTGAATTAAAAGGTTCTATGGAAATGACCGGGGGATATATGCATATTCAAGCGGAAGAGTCTGTAGAAAACCTTATTGAATTTAAACGCAGTGGAACACTTGTACAGATGGGAACGGATGGATTTCGAACAGTGGAAGGGACGCTTGAAAGTCCTGTTCATAAATGTACGGTTCAATATAATCAGGTTTCATTGCATAAAGGCGCAAACGATAATGACCACATGATGATCCATTTAGACGGAGATACCGGAGTAGGTGGATTCAGAGGTGGAGTAATTAATGGATCTGACAAAAGAATAAAAAACACAATTTTAGATTTAAGCAAAAAGCAATCATCTGAGTTTATTTATTCTTTAAGAGCAAAATCGTATCGTTATAATTTCGAAAAAGATGGGTTCCATCATGGATTTATTGCACAGGATGTTTTGAAAAAAGCGGAAAAAGGGTGGAATATTTGTCCAAAAACGTTTTCAGACAGCAATGGGAAAAAGTATTACGGACTGAAATATACGGAACTGATTGCTGATCTGGTTGCCACAGTGCAGTTGCAGCATGACGAGATAGAACAGTTAAAGGAAAAGGTGGAAAATCTATGATAAATGCAAAAATTCGGGAATTTGAAAACGACATTATAAATTATGCAAATTTGTGTGAGGATGTCCCAATCGAAGCTAAGTACCTAGTGTTTAAGGATATTCTGCAGCAGATTAAGGAAGAAGCAAACAGACATGTTATAGCCGAACGGGAGCAGATGAAGCTTGCAAAGGAAAGGGAGAGTGAGGACCATGAACAAAGCGCATAGTGCTATTAATTGGGAGAATTATCCTAGTGATGAAACACCGCTTAATGAAAGCAATCTTAACAAAATGGACGCAGCTATTGGCGTTATTGATGATCGTGTAATCACTCTTGATACCACAAAAGCCACGAAAACAGAAGTGGCTACCCTTGTTGCAGACGTGACCTTTGAGGAATCGACCGGAATCATTACGATCACAAAAAAGAACGGTTCTAAGATTACGATTGATACACAGATGGAGAAAATCGCAATCAACTTCGTTTATAACCCGACCACACAGCAGATTATCCTGACTCTGATTGATGGCACGAAACAGTACATAGACCTGTCGGCACTGATTACACAGTATGAGTTCCTTGATTCTGATACGGTAGCTTTTTATATTGATAAGGATGGAAAAGTGTCTGCCATCGTCAAAGAGGGTAGCATCGAGGAAAAACACTTGGAGCCAAACTATCTTGCGAAAATCAAAGTGGAAGTGGCAAAGGCAGAGTCAAGCCAGCAGGCAGCGGCAAAGTCCGAAGCCAACGCCAAAGCAAGTGAGAATGCTGCAAAAGCCAGTGAAACAGCGGCAAAAACATCCGAAACCAATGCCAAAGCGTCAGAGACAGCGGCAGCGAAGTCAGCTACGGCGGCAGAGGCATCCGAAAGCAACGCAAAAGTCAGTGAGACATCCGCCAGTGAATCATCCGCCACAGCCACGGAGAAAGCATCGTCCGCCAGTCAGTCAGCTGATACAGCAGCCGAAAAAGCAGATATTGCAACTCAAAAGGCTGCGGAGATCATCGGTAAAGCGGAATCTGCAGAAGAAAGTGCAACCAAGGCACAGAGTTATGCTGTTGGTGGTACAGGAAGCAGAGAGGGCGAGGATTCTGACAATGCCAAGTATTACTATCAGCAGGCAAAAGACATATCAGAAGGACTTAAAGGTGGATTGCAGCCACACGGAACAGTTGCATTTGCAGATCTTCCGGCACTTGCGGATGTTAGCACAGGGTGGATGTACAATATTTCAGATGAATTTACCACCACGGATGATTTTAAAGAGGGAGCCGGGAATGTAATTCCGGCAGGTGCCAATATTTATAAAACATCAGATGATAAATGGGATGTGCTTGCCGGAACTCCAGTTACCGGAATCAAAGGTGTAAATGAAGATTCTTTCCGCAGGGGCAATGTAGAACTCACAGCAGAAAACGTCGGTGCAGTGGCAACTGGTGGAGATACAGCCGAGAATACAGCAACTTTTACAAGCAGTGATGTGGCAGATGGGTCCGCGTCAGCATGGACAAGCGTATCAAAATTATCAAGTGGCGAAAAACATTCTTCTATTTTAAAAAAGGTGTCACAGATGTTCAAAAATGTGCGGTATCTCTATAAAATGCTTGGAACGACGGATATTTCTAAGATTGGGAATGGGACATGCACGGGAGCGATATCATCGTTAAACGACGGTTTAGCCAATAAATATTTTCTAAAAGTATTAGCAAAAGACTGGTCTGGATTTGTCGGTACATTGTTTCCCCAATTTAATGTGCAAAATGATAATGTTGTCGATATTTATGCTGATAAAACTGACGGTACATATCCTGCTGTACGTGTTGCCCGTGCTAGTGCAGATTATGATGGTAATAACATTCCAGACACATATTTAAAAAAGGCGGATGCCAAAAATAATGTATCTAGCTTATCCAATACTGCAACAAATTATAATGACCAAACTCCTGTCGTGCAGTATTTCACTGTCCCGGATGATGGGTATTATCTTATTACAGGTCTTGTCACTTTTAGTTCAAACGCAAACGGATTTCGAGAAGCTTTTATAACCAACACAACATCTAATTATGTCATGGGACGAGTCAGAGTTCCTGCGGTATCCGGCAGTGCAGTAACTTTACAAGTAACGAGTGGTGGCACTTTCGGACCGGGACAGACCGGGACACTCAGTACTTATCAGAACTCAGGTTCAAATCTTAATGTGCAGGAATGGTTAAGTATGGTAAAAATCGCGCCTAAATTGTAAAATTTAAGGATTTTTAACTTCTGTTTTACGAATAAAGCGGACAACTTGGCACAAAAGAAAACTTGTGCAGAAATATAATAAAATCAAGAGCCTAAGAGCCGATTACATGACCATGTGTTGTGTAGCCGGCTCTTTTGCATAAAGCCTTCGGGCAGAAAGGAAAATTATGCACTTAAAATTTATCACAGATAAATGGCAGATGCATAATTTTCAACCAGTAATTAATTTTTTAACAAAATTTAAACTAATCAATCGACATTCTGCGACAATAAGAAATTTACCTGTCGAAACTTGCGACCGAAAGAAATTGAATGTTTGCGGGAAAATTTGTAAAATAAAATTGTCCGATAAGGGCACTTCAAGTTCTGGCTGAGGGGCGGGATAAGGCGTTTTCTTGTCCCTCAACTACAAACGAGTTTGTAATTTGTAGCAATTTGTCAAATGGGGTTGACGGTATCGAACATAAGTTCTATAATTTGTGTATCGCTATCGGAAGTGCGGAATGATTGGAGGAAATTAATATGGGGGAAAATGAGGTTGAGAATGAAAACGTAAACGAATTTTACAAGGAAAAAATTTATGAATTGGTCGCTCATTGCAATAATGAGAGGTGGCTTAGAGCTATCTTAACGTTTATAAAAGAACTATTAAAGTAAAAGAAAGCCAAGGGTTTGCGCATTGCCCTTGGCTTTTCTTTACTTCTGACTTGTGATTGAATCAATGAATTTTTCCAATGCATTCCATCCGGTATCATCCATTTTCGATAACGCCACGATCAAACGTTTTTTAAAATCTGAATCTTCACATTTAAGTACGTCTGCGAGCATCTTTGAAATCTGCTCGTCTTTGGTTTCTGGGATAAACATTTCGCCTTTTCCAGTTCGTAACCAATCTTCATTGACATTTTCATTTCGTAACATGATTATATGTTGTTCTGTTACGTTTCTGCGTCCTGATTCAATATCAGAAACACCAGACTTGGTTATTCCGAGAATCTTTCCAAATTCTTCTTGGCTTTTTCCCATAGCCTTGCGAAGTTCTTTCATTCGCTCATTCATAATCTCACCTCTCTTTCTACATAGAACTATACCATACGCAAACAGAATTGTAAACAGAAAAAGTTCGCAAACGGAACAAAAACATGTTGACATAGTTCTGAAAGCGTGATATATTATACGCATACCGAACAAAAACAACATTAAAAGTTCGGCAGAAAGGAGTGATACGGTGAGCGAACAGGAAAAGAAAGTTGTAGAAAAACTCAAAGAAGCCATTCCGAAAATGAACGACTTTCAGAAAGGCTACGTTCTTGGCATGGTTGAGGGTTCAGCAAGCGTTTCAAAAAATCAGCCAGTAGAAGAGACTGGGAACTCAAAAACAGAAGAATAGAAAACAAGATATTGATAGTTGAGAAATTTGTCGGAATTTGCAGATTAAATGTGTTTGTAACACAGGAAATCAGTTGATACAATTAATATGCGACGGCGGCAGGAAATGAGTTACATTATTGCTTTATTTTCCGCATCATCTTTAGTATTTTATTTAATCTCTTTTGTACTTTTTTAAATCCTTTGTATAGGTCGATTGTCATGGATGTTACGGTTAGAATTATGAAGAAGTCGTAACCGGTAACACGCCATGCCAATAATGAGATAAGTATACTAACGATTTTCATGATAACAGTTCCTTTCATGATGGCCGCCGCCGTACATTAATTGTATCAACAAAGCAAAATAGAGACAACCAGTATTTTCCAACTATCAAGCGGTAGTTGGATTTTTTATTGCAAAAATCCGGAAAGGAGAAGAATGAATGAACAATTTAGAAACAACCAAAATGCAGACACCAATCGAAATTGCACTTGGTGTCGATGAAGACGGAATGACCACCGCAAGAAAGCTGTATGCGTTCTTGGAATTGGCGCAGGGACAGTTTTCAAGATGGGCGAAATCAAACATTGTTGATAATGAATTTGCCACTGAAAATGAGGATTACTGGGGGTTCGACATTAATGTCGAGGGTAACAAAACGCAGGATTACAAACTCACAGCCCATTTTGCAAAGAAACTTTCTATGAAAGGGAATGGAGCGAAAGCAGAAGAAGCACGAGATTATTTCACGACCTTGGAAGAACGTGTGAAACAAAAGGTAATCGACCTCAATCAGTTATCACCGGAGTTGCAGATGTTCCAGAAGATTTTCAATTCTGTAGCGGAACAGCAGTTGGAACAGAAACGGCAGGCGGAACAACTGAACCATGTGGAACAAAGAGTTGAGAGCATCCGAGAAGTGGTTGCACTTGATACAACATCATGGCGTGATGATACCGGAAACATTCTGCGGAAAATCAGTATGGAGCTTGGCGGCGGACAGGCATATAGCCAAGTAAGAGCCGAAAGCTACGAACTGTTGTCAAAGCGGATGGGTGTAAATCTGAAACAGAGACTTACGAATAAGCGCAGGAGAATGGCTGATGAAGGTATCTGTAAATCGACCAGAGACAAATTATCCTATGTGGATATTATCGCAGAGGACAAGAAGCTGATCGAGGGATATACAGCTATTGTAAAGGAAATGGCAATCAGATACGGAGTTGGAAAGGATTAACAGGAGGTATTC